AGTCCTACTGTCGCATCTTGTACGTTTTCTTTTAGCCTTTCATCCGAAGATGCTGCCCAAGATTCATCTGAACCATTCAAATCGATTTCGACAACATTGGTATTATAACCAATCGTACATCTTGCATCTCCTGTACCATCAATTGCTGAACCAAGAACTACACGACCAGTAGCACCACCTGTTCCTGTATCTGCAACTGACCCCACTACTACATTACCATTCCCTGTAGTTTGGTCATCACCAGCTCTTTTACCAATCATGGTATTGTCTGTGCCTGTACTGATCGCATCTCCCGCTTCAAATCCAACACAAGTGTTTCCATCGCCAGTTGTAATTGCTGTTCCAGCATAAGCACCTAAACCAGTATTTGCTGCCGAAGTACAAGCAGTCAAAGAATCGTACCCAAAAGCTGTGCTGTAATGTGTTGTTGTGTTTGCATCCAAAGCATAAGTACCTACTGCTGTGTTTTGTGCGCCAGTTGTGTTTGCTCCTAGTGCTGCTGAACCCACCGCAGTATTACCATCGGCTGCATTTGCTGCATCTAATGCTCTTGCGCCAACCGCAGTACAATCACCACCAGTTGTGTTTCCAAGCATTGCGTTATAACCAATGGCAGTATTTAAACCACCACCTGTATTTGCACCTAATGCTTCATCTCCCACTGCCGTGTTTTGAGAAGCGGTTGTAATTTTGTCTCCAGCTTTAAAACCAATAAGTGTGTGTCCAGCACCAGTGGTTACATCGTTACCAGCTTCGTGTCCTATAAATACATTTTCAGTTCCACTTGTATTTGCAGCACCAGCACCTTTACCAATAGCCAGATTCATATTAGCTGTAGTTAAGTTTTCTAAAGCCTCAACACCTATCGCAATGTTATTAGAGCCTTCTGTAATTGATTGTCCAGCATCACGACCAATGCCAATGTTGTTATCCCCTGTCGTATTTGCTGCTAACGCATCTTTACCAACTGCTGTTAAATGCGCACCTGTGGTGTTTGCTTGTAAAGCATCGTATCCAACAGCTACATTGTTTGATGCTGTGGTATTAGAGTCTAAAGCATTTTTACCAACAGCAACATTACTTGCACCAGTCGTGTTGGAAATCATGCTTTGGTGTCCAACGGCAGTATTACCAGCAGCTGTGTTCACCTTTAAAGCCATACGACCTATTGCAACATTATTTCCACCTGTAGTAGATGTTGATAAAGCATCAGAACCAATGACTACATTTTCTGAACCTGTGGTTAAAGCATCACCAGCTGTTGCTCCAACCGCCACGTTCTCTGTTCCTGTGGTGTTTGACTGTAAAGCATCTTTACCAACTGCTGTGTTGCTATCTGCAGTGGTATTAGACTCTAGTGATCCCATTCCCACTGAGGTATTGTTACTGCCTGTGCTATTTGCATTTAGTGAAGTACGACCCACACCAGTATTTGCTGTGCCTGTAGTATTTGTTGTTAAAGACTCATAACCAATTGCAGTGTTGTTATTCGCAGTTGTATTGGCATCCAATGCTAAAGAACCAACGGCTACATTTGAATGTCCTGTGGTGTTTGCGGCTAGAGCAGCATAACCTACTCCTGTGTTGTTATTTGCTGTAGTGTTTGCTTCTAAAGCACTTTCACCAACTCCTGTGTTTGAATGTCCTGTGGTATTTGTTTTTAAAGCATCTTTTCCGACTGCTGTGTTGTTATCTGCCGTTGTAACATTTTCTAAAGCACTTCTACCCACCGCAACATTAGATGCGCCTGTTGTCAAATCAAAAAGTGCTTTTCTACCTACACCTACATTGTGGTCGCCTGTTATTGTTGCGCCACCTCCAGCTTCACAACCTACTAAAGTAACTGCTGATGCTGTGGTTAACCCTTCTCCAGCTTGTTCTCCTACAATTACATTCTGGTCGCCTGTAGTTAAAGCAAGTCCTGAAGCAGAGCCAACAGCAACATTTTGACTTCCTGTTGTAATTCCTCCACCAGCATTGTCTCCCACTGCCGTGTTATCCGATCCAGTCGTGACTGCATCAAGTGCAGCTTCACCTATGGCTACGTTATCCGTTCCTGTCGTAATTGCTGTACCAAGTGAGCCAGAACCTAGTCCGACATTGCCTGTACCGCCTGTCATATCGAGGACATCAGTTACTGCTGCGCCTGCTCCAGCACCATCGGTAACAAGCATCTTGATTCCGCCATTCGGAATCACGACATTTGCGCCTGTGCCTTGAGATATCGTTACTTGATAACCAGCGTTGTTTTGAATTACCCAAGTTTTACTGACTGTGTTCGGTGCAAGAGTAACTGTATTGGTTGCGGTAATTGATCCTGTCAGCGTTAGAGCAAAGGCTCTCGCTGCATCGGCAGCACCATCCGCCATTGTAATTGTGTGCGAAGTTCCTGTAATGGCTTCTGAGCCAGAACCCCATGCTTCCGCAATTAACTCGAGATTCGTGTTGGTACTTGTCCCCCACGTTCCCGATTCATCGCCCGTAGCGATTTCTTTTAATCTTAAATCATTTACATAAGTTGCCATATTCTGTCTCCAATTTATTGATTATAGCGCATTTTTTATAAAAATTAAGCAACTTCCTTCCATCCTGGATCTTGAGTTTCCGTTACTTCTGTCCAACTTGGATCTTGAGTTTCCGTTACTTCTGTATAATTTGGCGTTTGCGAAGGAACAATTCTTCCCCAAACCTGTAATTGACTAACTGCTCCTGTTGCGCTAACTCCTGTAATCGAAACTCCTGCACTTGCTTGAGGAGTAAGATCGCCAATTTGTCCTGTTCCAGCAAGTCCTGTTATTGAAATAACATTAGTACTGACAGTGCTAATTGTGCCTAACGCACTTGTAGCAGCTATTCCTGTCGGATAAACATTCGCGTCACAAGTAACTGTTTCATCGCCTTGTGATATCGTTGAGGCAGCACCACTAACACCTACAATCGCTACACCATTTGCAACAACTGTACCTACTGCACCAGTACCAGCTACTCCTGTTTCACTGATATTGGCATCACCGCTAACTGATTCTGTGCCTAAAGCACTAGTACCAGCAACTCCTGTTACAGAAAGATTAGCTATACCTGTAACAGTTAAACTATTTACTGCTCCTGTGCCAGCAACTCCTGTTTCGCTTACATTCGCATCAGCGGATATACTTAACGATCCTAGTGCACTTGTTCCAGCTACACCTGTTTCCGTAACATTTGCAACACCTGTTACAGTTAAACTACCGACAGCACCTGTAGCTGCAACACCTGTCTCTGCGACATTAGCATCACAACTAACGGTTTCTGTTCCTAGTGCAGTTGTTCCCGCAACGCCTGTTACATTAACTGTAACACTAACGATTGCAGGTTCACCCCAAGGACCAGTGCCCCATGTGGACCGACCCCAACCAGACATAACTGGTTTACGCTATTCTAATAACAGCGTTACTTGCGTCTGCAGTTGGGAAAGATATTGTAAAACTACCTGCTGTACTTGTTTTGTCTCCACCAAAATCAAAAACTGCAACTGCTGGATCGCCAGTAGCTGTATCATTATAAATCATACAACCTCTTGCAGTAATAGTAGCTGTTCCAAAAGTCAAATCAGCAAAATCAGTGTACGCAGTTGTTCCTGATGTTGTAGGGTTGACATTTGTTAAAGCTGCTCCACCCGCAGTATAGTTCGTTCCTGATGCTTCTTGACCTGTGCTATAGGCTGTAGTAGCCGCACTCATGGTCGCGGAGCTAGTGTACAAAGCAAGTTTAAAGGTATTACCTCCAGTCGCTTTGAAGTTATGTACTGCTTGCAGAAGCTCACTTTTGAAAGAAGTACACATTGCCTGAGTTATAGCCATTATAGTCTCCTTATAATTTCCGCAAGATCTTTATGACCTTGCTGTTCTAGTTGATTACCTATAGTACACATATGGTTTTTAATCGCCTCTTGCATATAATAAGTAATAATATGTTGACACAAATTTTTAAAAGCGTGTGCCTGTGCTTTTATTGGTCCAGGTGCAGTATCTGCAACTGAAACTAATTTGTTAGTTGCCATCTCAGCAACTTCTTCTACCGTATGTCCTCGACGATCTGTTGTCGTAACTCCAAGATTTCCTATCGAAATTTCAAATTTATCTGTTTGCATTAATATTTCTCTGGTTCTGGTGGTCCTATATCTTTTCTTCCTGAAACTCCTATAAGTGGTGCATCTTCTACAACTTCAGAAGTTTTTCCAATAGTTAATTTTCCTTTGTTTATATAAACAACAGGAGGATCTTCAAGTCTATGATACCCGTATAATTTTTCTTGTATAGGAACATTCGTATCTAACAATGAAGAACTTGGGGCAACTGCAACATCAATTCCCTTAGTTATGCATTTAGATAACCAAAATTCGCAACAAGCTCGTCCCATTTCTCCAAAATGAACGTTTGTTTTATAAGTAAAATCAGCCCCGAAAATATTTATAGAACCAACTTTTTTATAAAGTGCAAAAGCAATAGCGTAAGAAATTGAATTATTAAAATAAGAACAACCCGTTTCTTTTATAACTTTATCTAAAGGATATAGAACTATTCCAGGAACACGGGTATCTTCCACGCAAGAATAAATAGGAATATCTAATTTAGGCAAAGTTCTGCGCATAACTTGGGTTTGTGGTCCCGCATCAAAAGTTTCAAAAAACCGAGTTGCTGGATCCATAATAAACGCTCTATCGGCTTTTACAACAGCACACATTGAGCCTATCGCCCAAACTTCATCGTATTGTTGACTGTGGCTTATAGATAAATGATAGTCTATTTGACTTTTACCCATCGCAACAATAGCGATCTTTTTACCCGTAAGTTCTTTAGACATCAGGAGTTTGTGCTAAAATTTTTATTTGGTCGTTTCTAGCTTCATCTCTAACATCTTTAAACTCCCCCAAAAGTTTTAACATTCCTAACGCTTCTTGAAATTTACTATCATATAAAGCAATCGTCTGTGGATCAGATTTCATAAATACCGCACCCTCTACTAGTGAACCATACAACATTGCATTTGGTGCGTTTTCTGATAACCATGTTTGACTACTAGAACTAACTGTTGTTAATGAGTTAGGTCGGTAATAATAATGAAGCTCTACACTATAATTAGAATTAGGTGTTGGTGCTACTATAAAACTATCATTATCAAAAATAGCATAGTAAAGGGGTTCGCCAGTTGTGGCTACGGCGGGAGTGTAATCTCGAATCCAGGAAACGTGTTTTAGTAATAAATAACTGTAATTATTACTGCCATCAATTACCGCTAAACTGTATGGGGCTAAAAAATCATCAGGAGCCGCTAAATAAGTATCAGAAGCGGTAACACTTCCCGTTACATTTTTACGAAAAACAGGAAGCTGAACTGCTTTTAAAATTCTTTCTTCTGCTGTTTGGATAAAATTATCTAAGTTATTAGTAAATGTCGTTTCAGAATTATCTAGGTAATCCTGAATTGCTGTTTTTAAAGTGCCGTATGTAAATCCTGCCATTATGTTGTACTCACTGTTATATCGCCGAGTTCACCTGTTCCTTCTTCTCCATCAAATTTACTTCCTATACGATCATCTGTAAAGGACATTGCATTCGTTCCTCTAGAATCAATAACCGCAGAAGAAGGGTCTTCTGTCGTTACTGCCCCTAATTGACTTTGCGGCATCGGAACTTCTGGACGTGGTTTCCACAAAGATTCTGCATCGGCTGTTATTGGAGGAGGATCTAGTTGCGGATGTTTAGGTTCATAACACTCTCCACAAACTCTATTTCCTTCCCATGTTGTTTTTGCTGTTTTATAAGGAAAAGCCCATCCACAAGTATCACATATGAACTGCGCATATTTACCACTGGCATAACTCATTATATATACTCATGTTTCGGAACAAGTCTAATCGACGAACGATCTTCATCATATTTTAAAGCATTAGCCAAATCTTGCTCATACTGTTGTTTTATAATCGGTATTTTTTGGACATTTTTCTTCAAACATAAGTAATAAGCCAGTCCAGAAGCTAAACAAGGCATAAAACGACTTGGAATATCAACATCATTAACAGAAGCTGTCGAATCTTGAATTCTTTGCCAAACATAGTAAATGAGTTTGTCCGTTGAGTTCTCTGGTGTTGGGTATAAATGAATAACTGGAGTTTTCAAACGCTCTAACCAAAACTCGGTTGGTCTTGATTTTGTTGCTTTATTTGGAATACCAACATATTCATTTCTATCTATACGATCTAAAGAATAATCAGTAACAACATCATTGACCGTTCTTTGAATATAGGCATCTAAAATATCGATGTCGTAATCATTAATAGAATAATCATTATCGCCCTCAGTAAGGGTTAGTTCTACTTTAGAAACCTCCCACATTTGAATGCCTCTGTTTGACCAATCAGCAAACATGATATTTAAAGAACGACGAGCTGTAACCGCGTCATACGAAGTGCGGGCTTCTAAACCCGCAAGTTCGTATGCTTCTTCTATCGCTGTCGCTACATCTAAATTAAATGCGCGAGTGCCAGAAGTTGCCATAGCTTAACTATACCTTATTGATAATAAGCAACAAAAAAGTCGCAGTTAGTCAAAGCCACATAAGCACCGCTTCCAAAATAACAGCCGTTTCCTGGTATGTAGTGATCGAAAGACTCGTTCGCTGCTGAACCAAATTTAAACTGAGCTATTATTCTTGTGCTACTAGCACTTGTACCATCATAAATAATGATAGTTGCATCTGCATCACTAGACTGAGCCTGTATAGATTGTATTCGTAATGAACCTAAATTTGTAGCAGTTCCTGCTCCTGATGCTCCAATATATCCTTGGAGTCGTCCTGAACTTGTTAAAGGAACTGATGCTTTTACATCTGAACTCATAGTGTTCTCCTAATATTAAGCGTCAGCGAATGGAGTTACTATAGTTCCTGAACCAAGTATAATTCCCTCTACCGCGTATTTCGCAGAAGCCATAGCAGTTACTTTAACGATACTACCTGCTAATCCGCCTTTTGTAGAACCATTCATAGTGATTACATCGTTAGATGCTCCTGAGATAAATACTTTACCTGAAGCATCATCTTTACCACTATAAACACCACCAACAAACTTATCTGTTCCGTCAGTTAGTATGTCCATATCTGTTGCAGCAGTTTCTACGATAAATATAAAAGTAGCTCCCAGATTGTTAGTTTGATTTGGATCGTCATCTCGTCCAGGGGCTGTTGCAACGATAGAAGGTAAAGTAAATTTACCGTCTGCGTCATTACACGTTAATACTTTGCCTGCATGAGAAGCTACCGTAAGTGAAGTGTCAGCAGTAAGGCTAACTACATTAGCATTACCCGCTGATATAAAACCAGCTAATGATTTTACTGGACCTGAAAAGGTTGATTGTGCCATAATTTCCTCCTAAGAAAAAATAAGTCCTACCGTCTTGGCTTGTCTGCTAGGTCAGTCTGTAGGACAAGTTTACCCCTAGATCTTTATCATTCTATAATAGAAAAGACAAAAAAGAAAGGGAGCCGAAGCTCCCTTTCAAGTTCACGTAAATGGAACTACGCTCCTGGTGAGCCAAAAATGCCTCTCCAGTCACTCCAACCAAAGCTGTAACGCTCTCTAGCCTTGTATCTTACGTTACCAGTTTCGAAGTCTCCTTCCATGCTGGTAGATACGGCAGTTCTAACGAAATGTTTAAGTCCGTTAGGAACGTCAGTTTTGATAAAGAAAGCATCAGTATCTGTTAGATAATGATTAACAACGTAGCCTTCCGCAATCATTCCCATGTTGCGAATTGCATTGATGTCATTATCTGAAGTACCAACTCTTCCTGGAGTTTCCATAAGCCTATCGGCTACGAATTGCAAAGCAGGCGGAATAATAAGTTTCCTAGCCTGTGCGTTGACCTTGAGATTCCTCTCATCTTTAAAGCCTGCGATATCAATCAAAGACTGTTCAAGAGAAGTTTCGTTAAGGTCTGCAGCTGTAGACAGCTCATTCGCAAGATCCACGTTCGCAACGGTTGGATGGTCTGTAGCGCAAAGCTCTTTTCCATCACCGCCAACATAAGATGAACTAAAAGCATTGTTAAGAACGTTAGCCGCTTTAACTTGCTTTGTTTGTTGCATCGAACGTGCTAGTGCTCTTGTGTAACGAGAAGAAAGTGTATCGTAGAGGTTATCTTCGATTGCTTCTTCTGTTAGCGCGAACGCTAGTGCGATTGTTTCATGCGAATAACGAGCAGTCCACGATTCCTGTGCAGTATCATAGATGACAGCAGCGCCTTCACCTTTAACAGGTGCTTCCCCGAAACCCGTCAACATTACTTCTTCCTCAAAAGCTCTTTCAGAACTTTCAGTGTCGAAGATGTCTTCGTGTTCGTTATTATACCTTTCGTACTCTAATCCAAAGAGAGCATGAAGTCCAGGGACAAGTTCTTTTACGAGTTGTGCTCTGTTTATAGCCATGTTATTCTCCTAATTAGACTGCGAATGTATTAGTTGGGAATGTGAAGAGTCCACGTGCATATGCTCCTATAGAATTACTAGGAGTGTCCGCGAAACCGACACATAAAGCAACACCACTTGAAGTAGTTGCAGTAACTCCCTCTTTCGACCTACCGTTGGTTGAAGAACCTGCGGTTGTTGAAAGAGTATACTTATTGCCGATAAAACTTACTGCTGGAGTTCCAGCTGTAAATTGAGCTTCGTAAACGATACCAGGATCGTTATAAACCAAAGCCTCAGCATCTGCACTACCTTGTGTGGCTGTACTTGCTGTCCATACTTTAGAAAACGTAGGTGTGCCATCAGACGCGGTGTAAAATACACCGTAAAATACCCCTATAGGAGTGTCTGTCGCGCCTGCTTGTTGAACATAACCACTAGAAAGAGTAACTACGTCACCGCTATAAATAGCTGTTCCGTAACCACTAGCGATTCTCATCTCTGCAGGACGAATGACACCACCATACATGTGGTATGCGGGTGTAAAACCATCAGGTTTATCTGTATTAGCCATAATAATCTCCTATTATTAATACAAGTTACGATTCGTCGGAAGTTTTCCTACTACCAAATTCAACCTTAGAAGTCCGTTGGATATCACTATCCTTAATAGGCATTCTAGGGTCACTCTCTCGCATATAGTTCTGATCCACTCCTTGCATTGCGTCTTTTGCTTGTTTTTGAAAATAAGCATTACGCTCTGCTGCAGTTTCTATTGGAACTTTAGCGAGTATTAATCCTCCAACCCCAATGACTCCTTTGTGAGAACCATTTTCGATAGTCGGCGCTTCAAAATCAGGATAATCTTCTGCTCTCACAGGTTCATATCCCTCTCTAATACGTTTAGACATATTAGATTTATCATCTTCGCCTCGAGTGGCTTCACGAATCCACCTAAATTTATATCCAGGAGGAGCTTCGGGTGCGTCTAACATAGACGGGGGTTGCCAAGGTTTTCTGCGAGTTTGAGAGTCTCGTGTCTCTGCAGACCGTGAGTTTCGATCTGTTGCGACTTCTGAATTTTTTATTTCTTCTGTCATTTTATACTCCTTCGATATGCTTAGCATATTCTTCTAGTGGCACGTTGAGTTTTTTCGCTATTGCTACTTGACTCGGTGTCAACTTTACTTTGCGCGCATTTTTCTTCCCACTAGCACCTCTGCTAGAGGCAGCAACCTGTTGCACGGGGGCAGACTGCTCTTGTGAAAATTTATGGGGGAAATTATCTCTCATCTTATTGTCAACCATTTGGTAATATTCATCAGATGTTGGATCAACTCCTTGCTCTACTAATTCTTTATGAACTCCGAAAGCTGCAAAAGTCATCGCTTGATCGTCTCCGAACCATTCGTTCTTTTTAGCCCAAGCCTCTGCTTTAGGGTCAACTTGAGGTTGTTCAGGCTGTAAAGAGGGCTGATAAGATTCAACAGGAACTTCTTGAGCTCGTTTTTGTTCCCTAATTTGCTGCTGAGCTGCCAAACGTCTAAGGTTTTCAGCTTCAGCGCTAGCTCTTGAAAGTTTTTCAGTAGCGTCTGCAATCGCGTTCGCATCACCTGCATCTTGTGCCTCTTTTAAAAGTATTTTCGATTTTTCAATATCCGATTGTACCCTATTATCGTACTCTTTGAAAAGGGAAGAATCGGAATTCTTTAATTTTTCTTTCAAAGTAGTATTGTTTTGAGTCATGCTTTGAGCATAATTAACAGCTTCATCTCGCTGTCTTTCTGCCTCTCTCATTTTATAAGTCAGCTTATCAATTCGTTTTTGAACTGAATCACTGATTTGATCTAACTCGTCCTTTTTAGATTCCTGTTCGGGAGTTGCCTCCTCAACAGCGACATTTTCTTCCTCTCCAGGAAGTTCTAATTCAATGTCTTGGTTTTCTGCTTCTTGTTGCATGGTCTTCTCCATGTGGTTAGTTTATGATAATATTGCTTCGGGGTCTTGGATAGTTGCTAAGATCTCGTCGTCATTTAAAAGTCGCATATCGCCACCTTCAATTTGAAAACGAGCTCCAGCATATCTGCCAAAGATAACCCAATCACCTACTTGACACCAAGGACCTTCAGGGAACTTGTGAGGATCACTATAAGCATCAGAGCCCATAGCAACTACATAGCCAACAACTGTAGCAAGTCTTTCCTTGTCTAAAGTTTGCTTAGCTAGATAAATTCCACCTTTGGTTTTCTCGGGTAAAGTAAAAGGTAATATTAAGACACGATATCCCGTTGGTTTGGGTAACTTGTCTGCATGAGAGTCTAAATTGTCAACTGTAATTTCTTCAACTGGATCAATAGGGATCTCGTCGATATCAGTGCTGCCAAAATTAGCTACTCGGTCTGGAACAGTTTTAGTCATATGCATCCTCCATATTAGAATGTAGGGTTTGAATTTCCTGTTCAACGAAAGTCAAACCTGCGATTTCGCCAACTACACGTTGGTATTGTTCAAAATTCTCAACACCACCGCCAGCCAACGTTTGCGAGAGAGCTTCTTTCCTCTCTCGGATTTTACGAAGCAAATGCTCCGTTGCAACGATATAGTCCATTAATTACTTAATAGAACGATACCAAAGAAGACCTTTAGTCTGCCCGTAAGCTGCTTTTACTTTAGCTTTTTCAGGCTCATCAAGACACTCCCCCGCTTCTACAGACTCTATTTTAGTCATATCTTCTACGCTAGGAAAACTTGGCGCAGGCTTTGTTTTCTTAGGCGAAGGCGAAGGGTACTTGTCATTATCGTAATAATCACGCATTACTTTTCTCCATTTGTAGTTCGAGTATCTCGAACGGTTTTAACTAATTCAGTATAATTCTTTTCCGCGTCTCTTTTTGTTTTCTGCTCAAGTTCTTGTAAATCAATCGCCGCTTTTGTATCTTCTTTTCTAGCATCTGCTTCGATTTTCTCACGTTTAACTTGTGCGTCAAGTTCGGCTTTAGCCATTTCGACTTCTTTATCACGCATATCTTCTTGTTCTTTTTGCATTAACTGATCACGCTCTAATTGCAACTGTTGCTCGAACATTTGTCGTTGCGGATCTTGTTGCGCCATCATTTGTGCCTGCATCATAGCTTGGGCTTGACCCGTAACTTGTTGTGTCGCCGCAACAGCTGCCATAGCAATTTCGTTCATCATTTCTGGCGGCATTGGTTCGTCTAACGGCGGTAACGGTTGACCAAGTGCCTGTTCAACCTGTAATCTGTATAGCATTGCTTGTCGTTCTTGTATATTTGCACTAATTGCCTGACCAGCAACTGGATTCTGTTGAACCATCGGATTTTGTAAAAATGCAGAGTGAGATGCGATATATGCTTCTTGATTTTGGAAATCATAGGCTTTTATCGGATCCCCTGTTAGTGCTGCAGTTTGTTCACTAATCGGATCTCTCGGCGGTACTTCCTCTTCTGGAGGAAGAACTGAATCGATGTCTTTAATGTTTAAAGCAAGGTACATCTTACGATATGCCTCGCGTAAATCGTGTAGTTCAGGTGCAGATTGCGCCATTTGTAGTTGTGTTTGCGCTAAAGTAATTCTTTGCGTCATACTGAAAATATTAGGATCACTTACAGGAATAACGTCTACGCTGTTGTCAAAATCTTCTTTAAATACGTTTTCGGAAGCCCCTTGTACTTGATACGGATATTCAGGCGGTAAAAATTCACCAAACACTCTTTTTAGAATTTTAAACTCGCAACGTTGCGCGTAATGCAATCTTTTATGAATTGCGGACATTACCCGCTGTCCTTTTTCTAAAAGTGCTACCGTTGTGCCAACTGGAGCTTGAGAATTACCATCACCTGTCGGATCTTCTATTGTTGCGGCAAATCTTTTACCCGAATCAACTAAAGAACCTAATAATGCAGTTAATGTATTGCTTGGCTCCTTATATGGAAGCGGTAAAAACGAATCTGCAAGTTTTCCTCCAGGAGCGTCTACATCTCGCCATTCTCCAGGCTGTAACGGATCATCATGACGTTGAATGTTCAATCCTCGTGATTTAAAACCCGCTGGAAGGTTAGAAAGTGTGCCTGCGTCAATTAATTGACGTAAAATCGCAGTAACAGACTTAGTTAGTCCGCCCATCATGTGAATTAAGCCAAATCCGTAGAATCCAAGTCCTGGAAGGAATTTATAATGCGTAAAATGCTCAATTTTCTTGCGCATCGGGTCGTTTTCGTCGTAATTTGGACGAATTGAGAGTATCTCATTGTTATCTTTGCAAATTGTTACAATATATGGCAGTCCAATACCTGTTTCTTCGCCGTTATCGTCTGTATCTTCGTAACCCGCGATATCTAAGTCAACGTGCATCTCTAAAAGCGTATATTCTTCATCCGATGCAGTACGAGTTAGTCCTTGAAGCTCATCCAGCTTCGCATCGACCTCTGTATCTTCAATCGAACCTGAAGGAGACATCAAATCAACGTCTCGATAGAACCCAGAAAGCTGTAATTTACGCAATTCGTTCTCAGTCATGTGAATAACGTGAGTTATTCGTGGCGAAGTTAGTAAATCAACCGCATAATACGGAACAACTAAATCTTCTGATTTAACAAAACGTGCTACAGCGCGTCCAACCGCAGGATCGTAATAAATTTTCTTAAATGCGGAACCTGAAAGCGGTAAATAAAACAAAAGCTGATCCGTTTCTGGATCGTATTCTTCCATTTTATAAGTAATTTGGTAATTCATGAAGTTTTTGACACGATTTGCTTTTTCTAACTTCGCGTCATCCGTTACACCTAAAACTTCTGTGTCAACAGGACCGCCTGCTGGCAATAATTCTTTGTATGCTTGCGCTTGAAACTGAGTTACGGCTTCCGCCAGTATCGGATGGTGTACTCCTGAAGCGCCAATGAACGGTTGTGATCTTGATTCAGCATTTATACCTAATAAATCAAGCCCTTCTGTATATGTTTGAAACCAATCGTTACGAGAATCTAAATCTTCTTCGAAAGAAGCGACTAATTCATTCGCGATTGTAAATAATTCGCGCTCGTCTAAAGACTCCGCAATGTTTTCTCCGAACTTTGTTGTTGCTGGATCGGGCATATCGCTTCCCATAACAACAGTTCCATCAGGCTGAATAAAAACTTCCGTTTCTTCTTCAGGCTGATCTATAATCTCGAGTTCAATTTCTTCCTCCATTGGAGAAAGTACGGATAAAGGTTGTTGTTCAATAGCCATGTCTGTAAATCATACCTTTATTTTATTAATAATAAACTCTTTCCGTTGGATAATATTCTTCAGGCTCATAATAATCAGTTGTTAGTTGTAAAAATCCACCTTCTCTAAACCTTGCTAGTGCTAAAGTTGTTGCATCTACTAAATCGTCGTGTTCGCCTCCAGGAAAATCACTGACTTCTTCCATCAGTTCTTCGCCCCAACGATTATCAGGTACCCAAACACGTCCATCTTGAAATATTGGGGACACTGAATTTAGTCTGGCTATTTTATCTTGTCCTTTTCCTGGAGAAAAGGTATTTACGGGAATACCTACGCGCCGTAATTCTTGAACCAGCGGTATGCCGCTGGCTTTTGCCTCAATAATTACCGTATCGGGTTGCCAAAATTCGTATAATCTTAGGGCTTCTGCCTTTAGTTCAGGAAAGTCGAACCGTTCTTTTATGCAATCAATTAAAATCAGATGTGCTTCGTTGCCTGTATATAGTTCCTCTCCAATTTTTCCTTCAGGGTACCAAACTCCCCACGTTGTAATTGCAGTAAAGTCGGCACGTTCGCTTTTTAGAAAAGCCGTATCGTATGATTGAATGATGTAGTCGCACTTTGGAGGTTTTTCTTCTTCCCAAACCATAAACCACTCTTTTGGAATAATTGATATTCCCTCACCTGTTGGTCTTTGCATGTACTGCGCCGCCCATTTTGAAGGACTAACGGAGGCTTTTATGCTTTCAAGTTCTTCTAATTTCCAAAATTCTTTCCAAAGAGGCTTTCCGCTAGGCAATATTGCAGGAAATTCAATCACTTCCCACTGATCTGCGCCCTGATCTTGTGCCATTTTCTTAATTAATCTGCCTGTCAAATCTTTTTTAGACCATCGTGTCATCACAATTACGATTGCACCTCCTGGTTGTAGCCTTTGTCGCGGACCCGCCATAAACCACTCATATGCTTCTTCCATCGCTTTATCGGACATCGCATCTTGTTCTGAATGCGGGTCGTCGATAATAAACAAATCCGCTCCCCTACCAGCAAGTGCACCCCCAATACCTGCTGCATAGTATTCCCCACCTTTGTTTGTTAGCCACTTACCCGCCGAACGACTGTCCGCTTTTAGTTCTGTTTCAGGAAAAAGTTCGTGATACTCTTCTCCGTCGATCAAATCCCTAACTTTACGACCAAAGTTAATTGCTAAGTCGGCGGTGTGTGTTGCTTCGATGATTTTTAGTTTCGGATTCTTTCCCAAAAGGTACGCGGGGAATAAATGCGAAGCAAATTCAGACTTCGTATGACGTGGCGGCATATTGATAATTAAGCGTTTTAGTTTACCACTGGCTATATCGTCAAAAGCCTTTGCCATCTTCTGATGGTGATCGCCCGAAATAAACTCGCCCCAAATTGATTTTACAAAATCTAAAAAAGTTCCTGTGGCTTTTTCTTGAAACTCGCGCTTTTCGAGTTCTTCTAAAAGAATTGTAAACTCTTTCGCTTCAGCTTTGTTGAGATAAGAAAGATCGATGTTTTTTAAAGCTCTGAGCTTTTCTTTGTTTGAGGTCATTTAGGCTTTTTATCTCTTAGCTGCGCTAATAAACGAAGGACTTCGTTTCTATCTTCTAAATCTGATTCCTCTACTTGTTTCTTAATTTCCCGTAATTGTTCGCTTGCATCTTTTCCAACTTTATTATGTCTAGGAGTATTGATTGCAGAAGGACTGTCTAAAAGTTCTTGGTATAATTTTTGCGTTTCGGGAGTCGCATTGATAATGCCTTTGACTTGTTTAGGCTGATTTCTTCTTGACGATTCTTGAAGTTTACGAACAAAGTCTGGAACTTCTCGCCTAACGTGATACCCTTTTGGAGTTGCTCCTTCTCCTGAATACCATTTAAAAACTTCATTTGTTTCAGGATCAATAAACCAACTTGTAGACTCTCCTTTTTTATGAAACCCATAGCTACGACCATCACTTTTTATATTTAAAAAACGATCACTTCTTTCTAAGGCTTCTTTTTCAGGCAAAATACTTTTACTGCCTGATAATTTGTAAGATTCAAGCACTTTATCTAGGTAGTCGCTAGCTTTTTCATAGCCCTCTTTTGCTGTTTGAGCTGTTCGTTCTTCAGGAGTCAACCTTATGTAGGGTTGGAGCACTTCATCTAGCTGGGTGCTAGCTTTTTCATAGCCCTCTTTTGCTGTTTGAGTTGCCTGTTTAGCCTCCATTAAATTACTTTTAACAATTTCTTCTCGTCGGCTCCTTCTAGTGCCTGACCCAGAATTTGGGTTTAATGCTTCTTTAATTTCAGTTATTTCTTTTTCAGTTTTATTTATGTCTGCTTGAATTTTATTGCTTTCTTTAAAGCCCTCATCAAAGTCCGCTTTGCTTAGTCCGTCTTTCATTTTAGATTCAGCTTGGTATTGTCTTGTTCTAAGGTTATCTAACTTTTCATCGGCTTTTTTAAGTAAACCTTTTAACTTAACTCGAGACATACCTTTAAACGGAGATATCCCTAATACTACCATACCCGCTCCCATCAACGGTTGGTCATCTCCCATCATTCGAATTCCTTCAGCTACGGCGGTGGGAATTCCTGCAGGGCTAAAATCAACTGCTGTAGAAATGGTTTCAGCAATATCTCTCGCCCGACGCGGTTCATAAAGATTAGAAAGAAGTCTTTCGATACCTAACTTCTGACGTTCAAACATATCGGGAGAAACCGCTCGCATTTCATTTAACCCTGCACCTGTGGGTTCTTCCATCATCAACTCAGCTATCCGCTGATTTACAAATTCTTGTTCGGGTGAACCGCCGTTAGCTAATCGTGCGGGGTTTTCTTCAGTATACCTTGGGATATCTCCACTTAGTCTACTTCCAAGGTCATAAAGAGCTTGATCTTTGAGTTCTTGGTTATATTGTTTTTGTACTTTTTGCTGTTGATTGTAAATTTTTATAAATTTATCAAACCGTTCTTCGTCAATTTTTTTATCCTGTAAATCGGAACGCAGTATTGTTTCAAAAGGAAGTTGTTTATCAATTGAAGCTAAATAATATTTTTTATAGTTGTCTAATTCTTCTTGAGAAGGAGGCACTACTTCTTTTAGACTTTGGTCATTTTGTATTTCCCAAGTTCCTGACCTACCCGAAGGATTCATTTCATCTAATCTATTTAATAAATATGGATTCATCCTTGTAGTATATGTTAAACGCTGTTCTTTTTAAAATAATTCAATTTATAAGTAAAGCAGTTAAAGTCATAGATGGGTTTCTAAGTTTCGCGGTCATTTTTTAACTAAACTGCCGCCAAAGTACATCCCGATAATAGCCGAGACCAAGTTCGTATCGAGTTGCGTGATCACAAGTCCTTGGAACGTGACCCATTCAAAAACTTCTCTGCCTTCTTTAAAGAACCAAAATCCAGGCATCCAGTTTGTATAACCTACCGTTACATCGACCATCGGATAGAAGACCGCAACCAGTTTCGGTAACAAAACGATTGCAAATATAGCAGTTAGCGCGATAATTCTGCGTGTCCATGCAAAGCCTTTATCTTTTACTTCCCGCGCCTGTTGAACCGCTTTCATCTCAAACTCGCCTCTAGTAATCAAGAGCTTTTGTTCTTCAGCTTTTGCTTTACGGCTTTGCGACCAAATACTTAACAAACTACTGAGCAGTGTTGAGCCCAGCATAGTTATTATTTCAAAAGGAAAGCCCATTAAATTTCACCGATATCGCGAAGAATTTGTAACATATAATTAATCCCTTGTTTATCTGATTGTGATGTACGAGAAGCAGCTGCTTCATACGCTTTTAAATTTGCTTTAACCGCTTCGAGAGTTTTCGGAGTTAATCCCGACAAATTAGATCCTCCCTCAGTTTCTTTGAAAAAATCTAGCATGGGCTGTTTCTTAGGAGCGGAAAGTCGAGAACCGTCCGTTGTTCGTTGACTAGGGTTTCCTGCTTTAGTGAATTTCTTACGAGTGTACTTGGTCCATGGTTTGGTGACCAAGCCTAATGCGGCGGGAATACCTTTAAGTAATTTTAATTCTGGAAAGAGCCAAGAAATAAAATCGACTTCCTGTAATCCAGGGTCCTCAGTCGGCATATCAAATGTTTCTGAGTCGATCTCATCTAAGCGGTCAATCTCGCCCCCTTTTTCTAAAAAAATTGGATCATCCACTTTACCTTCAGCCCAGTCACGTATTCTTTGTTTTTCGCGCTCTTCATCCCTTTGATCCTTTAACTCTTGAAGTTGTTCTGCTTTATATTTAAATTGAAAATATTCATCTTCAGAAAGGTCATTGTCTTTATACGCTCGATAGAAAACAGTTTCTGGAGGCTGGTCTAACAATCTCGCTTCATTCATATATTTTTTCATCTTCTCATAGTCCCACTGAATCGGTTGCCGAGAAAGAATAATCTCATCTACATCATCGTCAACATAAATTTCATCTAAGCGGTCAATCTCGCCGCCATTAGACTTTTTCTGAGCATTGGAAAGAGCAATAGCTATCGCTTGGTCTTGTGGGTAGCCTTCTCCTCTTAGTTTGGAAATGTTCGAGGAAACGGTTTTATTGGACGAACCTGACTTTAACGGCATTTCCTGCTCCATAGAACATGTTTCATCTGTAAAGTATAATCTCAAAAAATTTTTTTGCAAAATATTTTTTCGGTAGGAGTCCCATTTGAAAAATACATGCAACCAAGAGTCTGGGTCCAGGTCGGGCGGGTGGGACCCGCGCCTAGCGCAGTTTTAGGGGGTATAGGGGTCATTACTACTTTACTTAGGGGTAAGGTATAGAGTAGGGTTAGGAATTGATTAGAGGTTAAATGACTAGGTTTAAGGGATAGAGTAGATATAGAGTAGACATGAAAAAAGGGCTAGGTTATTAGCCTAGCCCCGTTGTAGTTATAGTTGATGGTTAACTTATAGTAAATAAGGTAGCCAATTCCTCAGGCTTAAAACCTTTATAAGTTTTAGTAAACCTAGCCCTGTAATGGTTGATGACTGTGTAAAAGTCTTGAGTATAGATACCCGTATCAACAAATTCAGCTATCCACCAATCGTTTAACTCTTTCATATTGATTGAGTTATTAGGTGCAATCTCAGCCTTGTGTAAGGCTTGTTGTAGCTGACTAGGCATAGCGTTGAATAAGATATCCATCGCGTTAGAATCAACGCTAAATGTATTCTTATCCATGTTTATCTTACCTTTAATAGGCTTGAGTGTACGCTTAGCTGTTTTTTGAGTCTTTGCTGACTTTGTATTATTGTTGGACATGATGTCCTCCTTTATTATTAATTGAGTAACCAGTATGGACTACTGACTGACTATGTCAAGTAATATATTAACTAATTAACCTACTAAGCTACTAAGCTAACAAGTAAGATTTTACGACGGACGGAGGGACGGACGGAAGGATCCAAGGAGCGACGGACGCACGGAACGAAAGATTGATCGATAGAGTAGACCGATAGAGTAGAGTGAGTGGGTCAGGGATAGAGTGAAAGGGCGAGGGATAGAGCGAGCGATAGAGTGATGGATAGAGTAGAGTGATAGAGTAGAGTAGAGCAAAAAAAAGGAGCCGACCTTTCGATCGACTCCTTGCGATTGGGCTCAATCAACTAATGTTGATGAAACCTTCTTTAATCAATCGCTTGCGGTAGAAAGACCAGATCCTAGAAGCTGTTTGCTCTGTCTCTAATCCAATTGCATCCAACGCACTGTTAAGACCTGATTCGTTCTCACCTCTCAACTCTCTAACAGTTAGTGTATTACCTTTGGCAGCAACCAACGCTTCGATAATTTTCCCCATTTGCGGTGGAACTTTATCGACACCCTCGACTGGCGTCCTAAGTAATTCAACAGTTGCATTGCTCGAATTACTGCGACCAATCGGTGCTTTGTAGTTCGAATCTATTTTTGATACTTTTGAAGCTGTATCCGCTTTTTTCGTAGTTTGGTTCATTTCTTTCTCCGTTTCTACTTTCTAGGTTTGGTAACAACCCTTTTGCTACCATATAAGAATTGTACTAAAGAACTGCTGCAAAGTAAAGCAGTGTAATCAATTCACGAACCGCCGATCCTGGACCGCGAGCCACGGACCGAAAGAGCGAGGGAAAGAGTCAGGGCAAGGGATTGGGCTCAAGCAATTGGATGCAATTGAATGGAGTAGAGTAGAGTAGAGCAATTGGATCCAATCAGTTTTTGGGTACAAACTCTCCCTCGATCACGTTTGACTCGGTCGCTCGCTTCTTGATCAGCTCCTCGAGTCGAGTGAGTATGTCGTCCTTGGACATCATATCGATCTTTGCGGTCAGTATTTCGCGTCGGTCGATGTACAGTCCGCCTGCCTTCCCTCGATGGACCTCCGCTGTGATAGCCGCGGACACCTGTCCTTGGTCCCTTGCCTCCTCCCGTAGATCGTGGAGGGTGGACAAATGGCTCTCCAGGGAAACTGCATCTCGCTCTGCGAGTGCCATTTCCAACTCAATCAAATAATTGCGTACAACTGGGTTATGGTTTAGTAATACACTCCCTTGAGTCTTGGCACCCTTGCGATCCTTGGTATAGCCCGCTTTTATCGCGGCTTGCGTAGCGGTCTGACCTTTGAGATACTCACGGCAAAATTTCTTTTGTTTTGAGTTGAGCTGCTTCCAAATCTTACCGTTCTCATCAACGAAGCCATTTCCATCCTCTGCAGGGACCAAATTTGTGTAAGTCAGTTGTTTCATAAGGTTCTCCAAATGCTATTACAATCTTATTATAAAATACTCATTTTATATACTTTTCTCATGCCCTCTAGTGAATCTTACCATAGTTTCTAATAACTAATAGAAAATCTATTACTTTTGACATTTGAAAGAACCCAGTGAACAAGAGGGTTGTAGAGCGAATCTATTACTCTATTAGAGATATTAGTACATTTGAAAAACTTTTTTCAAAAACTTTTTTATTTTCCAGAAAAACAATACCAATAGATTTAATAACGAAAAAACCCCCGACTGTCAGACAATCGGGGGCGATCACAGAGTGATCTTTGGGGGAGATTTATTGACTATACTCAGTGAATCTGAAGTATTCGGATAGAGCGCTCGCACCCCACGAACCATTCATACTTAACACCACATAGAATTGACGTTCGGTACGATCCTCATTCCACTCACCGACCATAACACCAATACAGTTATAACCCGTACTGGGGAGATCATTCATCCAAACAGACGAGTAGATTTCGTGATACTCCAGTGCGTCTACTTCCGCTGCTACTCTTTCATCAGATCGCTGCTCTGAAAAATACCATCCAACCACATCTTTCGCTGGACTAAGTAGATCGGTGACAATATCAACTACTCTGTCCTGTTCTTTGCCATCCGCGATTACTTCTTTAATCTCTGGAATGACATGCTCTTTGACGGATATTATTTCCCAACCGTCTGGGGTTCTTTCTCTTGCTTCCATAATACTGCGCCTCCACGCGCTAGTTAAGTTATCCATTATTGTTAAGGTCGTACCATGCTTTGATACACGCTCGTATTACATTTGGACCGCTGATAAACATCCCTGTCTGCTCCTCGAGTATATCCCTGATATTGGTGACATCTTTGAGCATGTCGGGTTGTAATATACTTAGTTGAGTGATATCTTTGCTCTCATTTGCCTCGAGTTTTACTTTTGGTGGTAACATATCAACTGCCCTCCTGGAGCTTTTCGATTAAATCTTCTACTTCTTCGATCTTTTCATAGTTTCTAATCGCTTGAGTAATTGTAGGTACTCCGACCACTGCCGTTCGTTTACGGCTCAGGTCTTGTAGAAATTGGTTAAGTGCCTCGTTCATAAGGTCCATCTCAGCTTCGGTGAACTGACCGTTGTTGAAGAACGTCTGTTCCTCTAAGTATTCTACTTTATCCATATCTTTCTTCCTTTCTATAAATACTTTTTGTTAAATCGTGGCTCTCTCGACATTACATATCCATCACATCCATCAGCTCTATGCATTTTCACATAATAAATATATTTGTCGTAAACATACGTCAATGCACTTATATAAAACCCTGAAGTGTAATCTTCCTCTTCCCATTGCATGTCTACATATAGATCGTCACTCGATTTAATATAATCTAAATTAGCCGCAGTCAGTTGTTCACATAACTCCGTTTCGTCTAACTCAGACATAGGTAGTGGGTCTACCGCCTCTCTAGTCAATACCTCAGTCCCAAACGGGCAACTGGTCTCGTCCCAAAGCTCGTCGTTTGCATATATTTCGTATATTTTCATATCAGTCTTCCTCCACGATTGCAATGATGTTACTGACTGGTACGCTACCGCACTCGTCGTAGAATCCTTTCTCGGCTCCTTTGACATCGCAAAGTAAATACTGTTTCAGTCCGCGTCCTTGCTTGATACTTTCCATAGCTATGGCTCTAGTCGGGATCCCGAACAGCTGGTTTGTAATCAGCTTGGTCCCCTTTTTGATTGTTTCGATGTTTTCTAACATTTCTTTCTCCCTTTCTAATGTATTTATTGTTTTAACTCGCTATACGCGTAGCTTACCCCTATATTATAGGGTAGAGTAAAGCGATTATAAAGCAGCCTACGAACCGCCCACGACGCTTAGGATAGGCTCGAGCGTGTATCCATCTACTCCCTCTTCCCAATAGTAAAAGCGCTTTCCTGGTTCTGGTTCGAGATCCTCGAGTATCGTTCCCGCGAACGATTCCCAACCCTGTAATATTGGATCGTTTGTTAGTTCTTCGATAGAGTGTTCATTCAAAGCCCTGCAGAGTTGTCTCTCCACAATTTCGTCCCAAAGTTCATAATAATGTTTCATTATCTTTTCTACTTGCTCGGCTCGGCAAATGCAAACAAAGACATCATCTTTCGGTTGCACCTCGTGCCTGTATTCGAAGTAGAGCTTGTATAATTTAGGTTCTTTCATTACTTACCCTCCTTGCAAATCGTAGAGTGAATCCTGTCCCGCCACCATACTCTATATGGAGGTAGTCGTAGTCCTCATCTCGTTCGGCTCGTGCGTAACACGTCAGCAGATGATCTGTTCCTCGCTCGTCAATCGGTGCTTGATAAAACTCACCCAAATCTTTGCTGTAGGTCGGGTTTTTCACCTCGACCGCACTGTCTGAGGCAGGTCTGTTGACTTCTATCTCGCCAACCTTAGTCCATTCTTGTATTCCCCAGTCAATCATTTAGACACCTCCACGGGCTTTCTGCCCTCGGCAAGGTATTCTTTGTAGAGCTCGTCGTCGACCCAGAATGCGTGGTATGAGCTTTTAGCTCGATTTTTCGTTCGAGCGAGTCGCTTACCCTCACTCACAACGATCTCCATATTGTAAAATCGGCTCCGAGTGACATAAGGTTTCAGCCCTCTGTCCTGAGACATTGTTTCGACCATTTCGGCAAGGGTCGGTTCTTGTTTTGTTTCTTGTTCTTCTACTAATTCAAAGTACATAACTTTCTCCTATATCATTGTTTTATAAAACTTTAGTTAAGTATTCAGCACCATGACTGTCTGAACTCCAAAGAGTGACTCGCAGTTTTCCTTCGTAGGTATATATGAATATTTTGTACCAGTACGGTTCCTGTGTATCTATACTTCCTCCTTGACTTAATACAATCGTTGGGAGGTAGTTTTCTTTAGGCTCTTTCGTATACCATATATTGTTATACTTCTTTTCGATCACATCTTCCCAAAAATCTGGACAACAGAATATTCCGTCAATGCTCGTATGATCTCCTATTAGGAAAACTTCCGACGAATCATTGTCGTCCATGTGTACGGAATTAGGTTCGTTAGTAGCCAATTTTTCAATTATTTCTTTGGCTAAATAAACTTCGTCGAATGCCAGTGTTTCCTGTAATTCGTCTTTGATCTTATCTATTGAATTAATTAATTCTTTCATATCTTTCTTCCTTTCTATTATTTTTGTTTAATTACCCCTATATTATAAACCCCATAAAGGCGATTATAAAGCAGCCTACGAGCCTAGACATACTGCCCCTGCTCGTTTGTAGGGTTATCTAAGTCCCACTGGGCGAGTTCTTGGGCGAGTGGCTCAAATTTAGAATGGTAAAAGACCCATTCCTTGTAGCCTTTCTCATACCTTGGAGTATCGTTCCATAGATTAAGTGCAATACTCCGAGAAACCCACCACATATATTTATCCCAAAGGTAGATATATTCGATATCACAGCCGTCGACTTGGTGCATATAATGGTCGAGTGTGCGAAAACCTCTATCTGATTCAAAACTAATCGAGCGCATCACTTTCTTGCGAGTTTCTTCGAGGGTAGGCTTTAAACTGGTAAAGTCGCCTAGTTCGATAAGCGCCTCAACTTTATCCTCGCTGTTATAATGCTCGAACAAAATTCGTCCGTTATGGTCTAAATAACCATCGTGGTGGCAATAAACAGCCCTGACCGAGTCGCCTGTGTCGTATACTATATTACTTCGTGTGCTCATCAGACACCTCCTCAAAGATTTCTTTGTTATATTCGTAATCGTTTTCCATGACACTTTCTGCCCAAGTCCACTTTCCTTTTATCTTGTAAAAAATATCTTTGAAACAGTCTTCGCCATAAACTACAAAAGCAATATCTCCAGTCCAACCAGGACAATCACTAGTGTAGCCTCTGATTACTGCTGTGTAATAAAAGTGATCTGCTCCAATAGAATCATCCCCCGTTCTTTCTCGCACTTCTTGGCATATTTGCACGATTTCTTTCTTTTTGAGTTTGAGTTTACTCATCAGACACCTCCTCTACATCACCTGTTGTGAGGATAGGCTTGGCTCTTTGAGCGATTGCAGTACCATCACACTGTTCGTCCATTGCTTTAACGATCGTGTTTACAGTAAATGCCTGTGTTAGTGCACAAAGGTAAGCGTTTTCTTTACCGCCATATCGAGTCATGTAATCCATGACGTCGTCTAGGGAATCAAAACTTGTAAAGAATCCGTTTTCTATTAGGGTTAGTGGTTGTTTTTCGTTGTCTTTCGACATGGCTTTCTCCTTTCTAATTTATTGTTTTAATTACCCTTATATTATAAGTAACAGCAAAGGGAATATAAAGCAGTTAGCGAGTACCCGTACTTCCGAACCCACCTTCACCGCGTTCAGAGGAATAACTAAATTTATCAACGACTTCCCAAACCACAGGATGATATTGCAATACGAGCAGTTGAGCAATCCGCTGACCTTCTTCAACGACATACGGTTCGGGATGCCTAGAGTTATTTTTCAAATGAACAATAAGTTCGCCTTGATAATCGCTGTCGATAATACCTACCAGATTTGCCAGATGAATGCCACGAATACCTAAACTAGATCTGGGAGCGAGTAGAGCAAAACTCCCGAAAGGTAGAGCAATCGCGAAACCTAGATTAAATGCGTGTTGGTCTCCCGATCCGAGCTCCACCCTTTCGAGCGCTCGCAGGTCTAGTCCTGCTGAACCTGTGGTCG